GTGCCTTCCTTTGTACCATAGCTGTTCTCGTAGTAAGTCTCGCCCCCATTGGCATCACGCTCGTACCTATCCCAGCAGCCATCGCTGTCCTCGTAATAAAGAACGCCACCATCCGCATCACGCTCCCACTTCTTCCAAGATTTATAGCTGTCCTCGTGGTAAGTTGGGCGACCCTTGACATCACGCTCGTACCTCTCCCAGTAGTCGTCACAGTCCTCGAAGTAGGTGACTCTGTCATTGGCTTCCATAATCTCGATAGGGAACGCGCAATCAATCCCTAGTTCCGTCAGTGTTTCGCTTAGTTTTTTCATAGTGTTCTATTTCCACTCCCATTCGTTACGATACTTACGAACAACTTTTACAAGGTCGTCCCATTCGTCCCAGTCGAGGGAGATTTTAGCACTGTCGTTTTGAGAGTCGTTTCCGTATATGATTAGGAAAGAACCAGAGGCTTCATCATCGACGCCGACTTGGACGCTATTGAAGATTGGATTCCAGTCGAGACTAGCTGACTTGATGCTTACTTTTATTGGTATTGTTTTCATAGTGCTTTTAGTTTATATTTGATTCCGTCTACTTCAATGACCTTACCTTCGCAGGTCTTAGCCGATTTGGGAGTGCCTCGCTTTACGCCATCGCTGTCCTCGTAGTAAGTCTCAGTGCCATTGGCATCATATTCCCACCTCTGCCAGTATCCAGTGCTGTTCTCGCAGTAAGTCTCATTTCCGTTGGAATCGTACTCAGACTTCCACCAGTAGCCAGAGAAGTCATCATAGTAGGTCTGTTCACCATTGGTACCATACTCATACTTACGCCAGAAGCCATTACTGTCCTCGCAGTAGGTTCGATTGCCCTTGTCATCTTTAATCTCGATAGGGAAGCTGAACGCAATCCCTAGTTCTGTTAGTGTTTTGCTTAGTGGTTTCATAGATCTTCATTAGCTTGTATTGTTTTGTTGATCTTTAGCCAAGGTTTTTCTCTTAGCTCTAAGTTAATTTCAGATTCGCTTTTTACTCGAAGGAGTCCGTTAGCAAAGCCCCAAGCTACCGCTGCTCTTTCTTCAGCGTGAACGTCTTGTTTCAGTAGGCGCTCTGTGCCTTTGTTAACAATGTCCATTGTTTCTTTGATTGAGCCGAACTCTTGTATGTGGTCTAGTTGTATTGGTTCCATAATGTATGTATAATAAATTGGCTGACTGTCTACTTAGGGCATGCAGTCAGTTATCTAGGAAGGACGGTGCGAGTGACCTCTTTGGTATGCGCGATGTCGCCTAGTCTTTACAATTTGAAGAGCTGTAAAGAGTCGCTCCTTTGAGTTGTACTCTATTTCGGTCGCAGTGACTTACTTCGGTATCTGTCAAAATTGTTATAAAGTTATGTAGTTAAGAAAGTCGTTAAAACCATCTTTGTCGAGAGAAAAGACTACTTCGCTTTCACATTTTATACCTTCTTCTGTGATAGATCCAGTATCAAAGCGCAGCATTACAAACCTGTTGGTTTTTGGGTAGGCTGCGAGGGTGATGCAGGTGTTAAGGGAGTCTTTGATAATGGAGTTGGTTTTAATTTGGAAGGCAGCCTGTTCTGGGCGAATCTTTTTAGTTTCAAACTTGCTTTCAATAAGCACCATTCGATTTGGAAGGACAACCATGATATCAGGGATGCCATTAGACGTAGTATTCTCGATACGTTGTACAAGGCATTTAGTAGGAATATTTTCATAAAACATCCTCCGTAGCCATTGATTGAACTCCTTCTCCGTCTTCATAGTATTGTAACTCTCCGAGTCCATACTTGAGGTCGTTGATGGTTGTGTCAAGTCCGTTGTCTTTTGCCCAATCGAGTAAGAAGTCCTTAGTGAGGATAAGAACTTCTTTGCCTTTTTCTGAACTAAGGAACTTGTTGTTATTGTACAATGCTTTAAGGTCTTTTGCAATTCTAGTGTTTTGCATTTTCCCTGTATACAGTTCGCAGCTGCTTGTATTATTGCCGATGTAATCATAATACTGGATAAGAATGTCTTCGTATTCATAGTCTGTTTGGATTAAATTTACTAGTTCATCTGCTAGGGCATCATGCCCTGTAAGTTCAGAATCACTTGCGCATTCTACCATTTCTTCTGTTTGGTTTTTTTTTGATTTGTTGTGGTCGTACCAGTTTGCTGATGACTCGTAGTTGCCGTAGTTCCAACCTAGTTGTGTTGGGTATTTGCTTTTATAGGTTCTTGCTGCGTAGGTTCTTTTGGTTACGTTACTCATTTGAGTAAACGGGATTTTTTTATAGTCTGGGTTTAAATTTACAATATCTTTTGCATGCAAGAACTTTGTAATCTCTTGTTTCATTTGATTGGGTATTGCTGCAGTCCTTTTGAACGGGTCTCCAGCCTGTTCGATGTAAGTACCAGCGTCGATCTCTGCGTGACAACCACCGATTGTGATACGACAGTGTATGTCAAATCCCTCTTCGTTGTCCATATGACCAATAGTAAAGTGGATACCTTCGCGGTTGACCTCGTCGGCTTCGTCAGTACCTGATTGGAACGCTGATGTAGAGCAGTGATGGTGTACAGTGCCAAACATAGTGTCTGAGTACAACTTACGTTGTTCTTGGTACTTTGGATCTTCGGGTGAGGATTCAACAGTCATACCTGCTGTTTCTTGTGGGGGGACCCACCAGTCCCAAGGTGTCTTGGACTTTTCGTCATAGAACAGATAGACTAGTGTTTCTGACTTGAACTGGTCGTATGATTGTTTCATGAAAGCTAAGATGTTTTTCCACATGTGACGTGGGATCTTAGCGCCTTTGAATACAGGAGTAATACTTTCTGTAGAGAACGTTTCTACTTCCTGATACGTTGTAAACAGGTCAGTGTTTATTTCGTTGTATAACTTGTTTTCGTGGATTATTTGTTCTTGGTTCATGATGCTTTTTGTTCGATGTTCTTTAAGTCTTCGACTGTGATTGTTTGCATACGAGAGAACGTACTTTGAAACTCGATAGGCATGTAAGGTAGCAGATCGGGTTGCGCAGGAATACCGAGCCAAGACCATAGCAGGTAGTTGGCAAAGCTTGCTGCAAGTTGATTTGCAATGGCAAGCTGTGGATCTGACTCAAGCGCAAGACCCTGACAGCTGATTGGGCTGCCTGACTTGTCTGTAGCAATCTCAGGGTAGCGAGCGATTGGATCAATCATTGGGAAGTCGTACTCCATCGACGGGTCGTAGTAGAACGCCTGACTTGTGTGGTACTCGTTAGCACATACAACGACGGGTTTATTGTACTTTTTAGCTGCAGCCAGTACAGCTTTGCGAGCTGGATGGTTGTCTACTGCGCAGATGTATACGTCAGCGTCAGCAAAGAATAGTTTGTACTCGGTGTTGAGCATGTCTTCGCTGAAGTATTCTCGAACAGCGTGACCTTCGTTCTTACGAAAGTTGTACTGCTTGAGCAATGCTACTGCTTTGTACTGTCCGACTGCATTGTTTCGGAACAACTGCCGGTCAAGGTTGTGTTTCTCAAGCTTGTCACCGTCAATGATGGTAGCTGTCAGGTCAAAGCTGTTTTTAAGAGCTGGTAGCATGTAGCTGGTTACGCCGCCTGCACCGATAATTACTGCGTTGAGTTTTGGTTTCATTTTGATTTTAAGAATCTGTATAGGTTCTTACCTAGTTCTTGTTTTGGTTGTTTGTATGCGTCAATGTAGCGAAGTATTGCACCACGCTTACGACCACACTCAGGGAGATCTTTTGCAAGTATTTTAAATAAGATGCGGAGATCATCTTTGTCGAGTCCGTGATTAATTGGATATGTGTCTAGATGTACTGCTTCTCTCTCAGGTAGATTTGATTGTAGCCGTTCTAAGTCACTACGACTAAAATCCCACGGACTTTCGTGCCATCGGGGAACAGATGTTCGACAGTCTTGGAATGCGCTTGTTATGTTTATTGGTTCAGCCATGTTGTAAAGCTCAATATTGAGTCGTGGTTGATTGGTTGATAGAAACTAGATTTGCTGGGTACACCTTCACTAGTCAGTACACGGATGCTGTTACCTGTTTCGTCGAACTTAAGGTTTTCAGCTTCTAGATGTAGTTCAGCACGTAAGTCATTGTTGCAGCGAGATGTGTTTAGGTGGAGCATGCTTTTCTTGAGTAAGCCAAGCAGGTCGTCGCTTTTTAAGTCATCAAAGTCACCTGTACTGCTTGGAAACGTGTCTCCTGTGCAGATGTCTCCGCGATCGAAAACGTTTGCTAGGTGTGGTGCATAGCTTTGTTTTGTTACGGGATCGTATACAAAGACATATGGGCTTGTGTGCAGTATGGCTGTGTAAGATTCACCAAAATGGTTCTTAGTATGACTGAACATGAAGAATAGTCGTAAACCGTCGAGTGATGGTTGCCAGCGAACTTGATCTTCCAGTTCATTAGCATTCTTAACCTTGAGCGTTGATGACCCCTCAAGCGGTGAATCGCTTGGATAAGGGATGTGCAGACTGTAATGTTCGGGAAACTCTTCTCCACGGCGTCTGCAAATTAGGTTTGCACCACTAAAGTAGAAGTAAGGTGCTTCTACAAAGGACAGTTGAACAGGAGAGTCACCTGTTGGTGAGACGTGGTTGGCTGAGTACGTGTTGTACTTTTTAACGCCACCTGTTGAGTTACGAAGTGCAAAAGACTTTGTAAACCTGTTTACGAAGAACAAAGGCTTTGTTTTGATAGAAGCCATAGCTTCTTCTTGGTCACACACAACTGTCTCTAGGACTGTGCGCTTGTAGAAGTTGCCATCGGCATGTAATACGTATTCTTGATGTGGATTATTCATAGTAAGTTAAAGGTAAAAACCTGCCGCCTCACGGAGAGACGACAGGTACACACGACGTATACACGCACGTATACGTTAACACAAAAGAGGAAGCAGTTTTATGTCTTGCTTAGGACGGCACTACTTACGCCTTGCTGGAGGCTTGTTGCTCCAGTGTAATAGTACCTAAGCCGTGAAGCATGTTTGATCCGTCAAGAGTGACGCCGTTGGCTACGGCGGATACTGATTCGGGAGCGGACAGTGCTGCAAGGATCGAACGATCTGCGAGGAGGTCAGAGACTGTAGTGTCTTCTGGGAAGCTGCGGGTTACTGTGTTAGTGAGACCGTAGCGGAGGGTTACTGTGATGTTTTCTTCCATTTTGTTATTATTACTTGGTTCTTGTTGTTCAGACTCACCTGAGTCCAAAAATATCTAAATTGTTATTGACAGGTATACCTTTGACACACATACTATTTTTTACAGTCGGGTCGTTACGGTTTGATTGTGTTGTTATTGTATTGTTACTTGGTTTAGCAGCCTGTCTCTAGGGGCAGGCTGCTTTTCTAAAGCTGGGTAGCCCTTGATCATCTCTCCATGACCAAGGGCTACTTTTGTACTAATAGTTCTGATGTCGTCTCCGATTATCACTGTCTCTTAAAACTCTGAACGTATATCTAGTGAGGGCGCACTTTAGAACGTCGAGAGCGAGAGGGACGATTACCCTCAGAACTGTTTGTGTTGTCTTCTTGCTTACCATAAGATCCTGATGCTGCCAGCAGAGGATACTGATGTGGGTTTACAATTACTTGGAGTAAGCAGGTAAGTAATGTAAACCAAAGACCTGTAAAGAACGCAGTGATCATGCCGCTGAACGTACCTGTGAACAGGATAGGTACGCCAAACGTCACAATCACATCCAATATCTTCCTTATTTTTAAGGTACGCTTTAGACCAAGCGTACGGGTCAGCACTAGGAGTAGACCTAGTGCTGAGATGAATGAAAAGATTACGATTTCCATGATTGTTTATGCTTCGATGTTAGCTTTGATACGATTAGCTACTAGACGTTTGCGACGGAGAGGATCCATTCGCTTCATCCAAGAGCCTACTTCAATATCTACCTTGTTATCTGAATCTAGGTAGGACATGCGTAAGCGATTACGAGCTTCTTTGCTGTAGTAGCTGGGTTCTGGGAGGCTGTTGGTGTAGAGACCACTGAGTACACCTCCTGATCCACGTTTGCGATCAACATGGTTGGAGCGCATCTTGTCGTCCCAGTCGTCACTACGTGGTGGTGTACCGATGAAGCGGGCGTCGTCTGGGTCACACTCTGGATCTTGGTAGAAGGACTCAGCATATTCGTCGGACATTGCTTGTTGGTCGGCTGCGTCGAGTGATTCGTACTCTGAATAGTGTAGGTTGTTTCGCTCGTTGGTGTGTTCGTGGGATATGTGAGCTGTGATGTCGCAGTTGGTGTAGCGAATAGCTTTGCTTACGATCTCAGAGGCGTTGTCTGCAAGCCACTGGTCGGATGCATGTTTGAGGAAGTTAGCTAGTCGTGGTGCTGATCCAGCTATTTGATCGTAGAGACGTTCTCGTACAACTACTCTGCTTAGTGTGTTGTCGTCGTCAGTGAATACTTCTTGGATGGCTGCGATGGCTTCATCTTTGGCTGCTTGCTCTAGTGCTTGTACGCAGCTGCAGTCACCTGTTTGGCGATCGTCTTGTGGGCTGGAGTGCTCGATGTAGTGGTCATTGTACTCTGCCATCCACTGGTCTACGATGATGGAGACCATGATTTCGTCGGTGTCGCGAGGTACTCTGATGCCTGTACGGGTGTACTTGTTACGAGTACGTATCTTGTAGGCGTGTTGCTTGGCTGCTTGGAACAGGGATCTCCATGCTGCTTTGTTCTCGTCAGAGTAACGTTCAGTGGAGTTGATCTCAGTGATGATTTCTTGTATTTCGATTTGCATTGTATGTGTGTGTTATTGTTATTAGAATCACTATAACCTCTCTTTTGTTATTTATGATTGGTATAGCTTGTAGTATATCTTGTGTGGAGGATGTCTGTTGGTTTAACACCAGAAAGCAAGGGGACTTTTCAGTCCCCCTGCCGCTGAGGCTTAGCAAGTTACGAGGAATGTGTCCTTCCAGCCGTTTGCCCAGATCACTTCGTCAATCGTGACTGACGTGCCACGTCTGAGTGATGCGTCGTGCCAGACCTTGTAATACTCGCCGTCTGTGCTGCGAACTGTGATTGGGTACTCTTTGTCCGTGGATTGTGGACCGACGGCTACTACTACGCCTTCGTTATGGGTTACTGTTGTATCGGATACTTTGTTATCTTTTTTCATATGTTTTTATGTGTTCTAGAGCGACATTGCTCACCCAAAGAGTAATTGTTAATGGTCGGGGAAAATTTAGCCATCGCCACCGAACAAACTTGTTTGTCGGGGCGTATGAGCATGCTTAGGAGGAGGAACGACCCTAAGCATAAATTTCACAGCAATCCATTGGCAATTACGAGTGGGCAATGTCGATATAGAACTCATAAAAACATCTTATACGGAAAAAGTGACAACGGAGCAGATACAACAGTGACACGGATCCATGATGGAGGCGTCGTCGTCGACGTTGGGCTGCAAGACACGGGAACAAAGAGCCCAAGCTCAGGTCGTGGCTCAGACGGGGCAAGTGTTACTGGTCTGGCGCGGCGAGGAGCCCAGACGTGGCACGGCTGTTGCTAGTGACGTATGAGCTGGAGCGGAGGGCTGGATGGGCGCAGTCGTCGATCACTTGGCAAGTCTCAGCAAGGGGGAAGACTGAAAAGTTCCCTTGCTGAATGGTGTGTTGGTGTTGTATGGTGTTTGTGGGGTGCAAGTGCTTGCAGAGCCGTGGGTTGCGGCTTGGAAGGTGCAAGATAGGGTGGCTGGAGAGCCGTGGTCGGTGGTGCGGGAGCCCGAAGCGGAGGCAAGGTCATGACGATCAACGACTTACCGCGTCACTGTTGGTTGCGCCAAAGGTCGTGGGGTTTGGAGGGTCATGGATAGTGGGTCAACGTTCCGTGGTCTTGGGCATGGATGAAGGTAACTTGGCAAAGAATCCGTGGATCAAGGTAACTTTGGGCGAGGAATCTGGGGGTGGGGGTGCACTATGAACGGAAAAAAGGTTCAAGCGACAGGGTCAATGGTCCCCCCCACTGGGGGAAATCGAAACGGAAGCGAACAAGGAGTCCCTACCTGCGAATCCAATTTTCAATTTTCAGGAATTTGGGTGATCTAGTGCACAGGTGTTCACGGGTATTGGCAATTATTGCTAAATCTGTCACACTTATCACACTTGTATCACACTTTTTGAGTACAAGTGTGACTTATTAAACAGTACCTTTACCAACGACTTACGTAATTCATCACACAAATCACACTTTTTCTGACCCCCTACTACTTGCTTGCACTACCCCCCCTAATAAAGTGTGATTTGTGTGACAGATTCCCTAAGTCCTTATTACTCATATAATAAAGTTAGTCACACCCCCCCTAAAAAAGTGTGATGCAAGTGTGATAAGTGTGACAGACTTGACATTATGTTCACTATAGTTTTTACATACATAAGTGCCGACCAAGAAACCAGATGGACGAACCTATGCTGCAGGTAAGAAACCCAAGCAGGTAGTTAAACAACAAAATGCCAAAAGGACAAGGTGTCATCGTAAACGTATGAAAGCAGAAGAGGATATGAAGAAAGCCCAGAAGGAGTTGGTTAAGGTGGAGAAGGATCTCACCATCAAGCAACAGTTCCTAGAAATGATGAGCCAAGCACCAACCCCTGCCCAGCAGCGGAAGGCACTTCTTGCAATGTTTGCAGACAAAGGCATCAATCCGATCGAGGAGCTGATGAGCTACACAACTAATTCGGAAGTACCTCTCAAGGAGAAGATATCTATTTGGAAAGAACTTGCCAGTTATACACAGCCCAAGCTCAAGAGCGTGGATGTCCAGCAGAACATTACAGGCGAGATGAAGATAATGACTGTGGACTACAGTAAGGTGGCAAAAGCTGACCTAGCGACCGCAGTTGACGGAGAAGTGCTTGACAATGACGAGGGATATGGTGAGTTTCTAAGTGAGGAAGAAAAGAATGAGTCTTGAACCAATTGAGCAGGCGGTCGCCGTACTAGGAGAGCATTTCCGACACTATGTAGTCATAGCGTCTGACGATGAGTCTCCCCTAGCGTACGACGTACGTTTCAGCGATCCTTATGCTGCAGCTGGTCTGCTAAATTCAGCAGTCAAGTATCACGAGAACTTCATCAGTGATGGTGGGGCAATGGATGATGACTGGGAGTGGAGTGAACTAGACGAAGATGACCTCGACGATATAGATGAATATTAGTGTCCCTGCACAGGGGTGGGAGCCGCGACCGTACCAGCTCCCCCTACTGAAATACATGTCTCAGAAGAAGCGGAGCCTACGGGCGGTAGTCGCTTGGCATCGTCGTGCAGGTAAGGATCTGACCTGCGTGAACATTGTTGCAATCAAGGCATTGCAGCGTGTTGGCACTTACTGGTATGTGTTGCCCTACGGCAATCAGGCACGCCGAATCGTATGGAACGGCATGACTGGCGAGGGCAAGAAGTTTATCGACTACTTCCCAAGGGAGCTAGTCGAGAAGAAAAGTGAGCAGGAGATGCGCATTCACCTGAAGAATGGCTCGATCATCCAGCTCATGGGCTCTGACGACCCCGATAAAATGGTGGGCGCGAACCCCATCGGCGTGGTGTTCTCTGAGTACAGCATCTCTGATCCGTCGGCGTGGCAGTTGATTAACCCCATCCTTGCAGAGAACGGCGGCTGGGCTTTGTTCAACGGAACACCCCGTGGTGAGAATCACTTCTACAAGATCCTGCTGAAGGGTAAAGCCGACAGTACGTGGTACAGCAGCCACCTGTCGGTCAAGGACACGAAGGCGATTGCCCCCGACGAACTCCGTAAGGCGCGGAACGAGCTGAACAACGAAGCCCGATTTCAGTCGGAGTACATGTGTTCGTTCAAGACACCAGTCGAAGGGGCGTACTACGGAGCGCAGATCAACAAGGCGTACAGGGACAAGAGGATCATTGATACTATTGCGGTCGATCCCCTGCTTCCAGTGCACACGGCGTGGGACTTGGGGATGGACGACGCAACAACCATTTGGTTTGTCCAGCTATATCGTAGTGAGATACGAATCGTAAACTACTACGAGAATAGCGGGGAAGGTCTGCCGCACTATGCACGTGAGTTGCACAAGTGGTCAGTCCAGAAAGATGTGACGTACGGGAAGCATTATGCCCCGCACGACATCAAGGTGCGTGAACTTGGAACAGGTAAGTCACGCCTAGAGACAGCCAGAGGACTTGGCTTAAAATTTACGACAGTCAAGAAACTGTCGATCATTGACGGCATCGAAGCCGTCCGCAACATTCTGCCGAAGTGTTGGTTTTCAAAGACAGACTGCTACGCAGGTATCGAAGCTTTGAAGGGATACCACAAGGAGTTTGACAGCTCCCGTGGTGTGTTTAGAAAAACGCCTGTCCATGATTCCAATTCTCACGGAGCAGACGCTTTCAGGACGCTGGCGGTTGGGCTCAAGCAGCCGAAGCTGGACAAGAAGAAGATCAAGCATGAGTACCAAGTTGCAAACATCAGTTGGTAAAGACTACCGACTGTCCTTGATGGACGAGGCTGTTGTTCTCTACCACACACAGGGACAGGAGTTCGTGTGGTTACAGGACTACTACATCAACTGTCCGCACGGAGCGGAACGGTACTACTGGAGCACACCAACCTACATGCTGATGGCGGAGGTACTTGAGGATGAGAAAGGTCGGTACTGGAAGGTTGCATACGCCGCCAGCCGAGACCCCTCTAAAAAAGTTTCCCTCTTTTTTGAACTTGCGCCGTTTCCGCTTGACAGGGTCATGTTTAACAGATACCACAGGATGAATAATCCTAATTCAGAAAAATTTTTCGGTTGGGAAACTTTAAAACGTATATCAAGATATGGGCTCAAAACCAAAGAAACCACCCCCTCCTCCACCACCTCCTGCGCCTCCCCCTCCTCCGACGCCGTTGGCACGGAGACCAGTTAAGCAGGCAGCCGCACCCTCTGCGCGTGTGACTTCCACAGGTTTAATGGGCGCAAGGGCTGCACTACCTCGTAGGGCAACCGCTGCAAAGAAGAAGGTCTCAGGACGTTCTGCACTCGGCGGTGGCACTAGCTTATATGGTTAGACTGCAGCAGCGATACGCGGAGCTGAAGGTGTTGAGGTCTAACCTCGACAGCATGTTCTATGATGCTCAGAAGTATGTCCGTCCGAACTCTGATAAGTTCGACCACGGGCATACTCCTATGCAAGAGGA